TCCTGTGCCTGATGCTTCCAGCGACAAGTCACTATTTGTCTGTGTGGCAGTGATCTTGTTGTCCGTGATCTGGATGTTGTTGTCAACTTTTAAACTGCTGAATGTAATTTTTCCTGTTCCGCTTCCTACAAGATTTATGTTGCCGTTTGTAGATGTTGCAGTGATATTGTTTCCTTTGATATCTATAAATGAATCAACGGCAGTAGCATCATACAATTCTAGAAAATTGTCGTTTATCTTTTGTCCAGCGATCCTGAAAGTATCCCCGGTGCCGTCATTTGCAGTTATTCCGATATTGATGTTCTGTCTTGCCATTTTTCAAATTTATGATCCTATCAATCCGTAGTTCCTTAAGACTGTAAGAATAGCATCAATGGCAACATCATTTTTGGTTGATCCATCGCTGGTATAACTTATTGCTGACTGTTGTGCCACTGGTGTTGTACCAAAGAAACCAACCTTACTGCCCGACTCAGCAACGATTATACCGCCTGTGCCATTGGCGGCTAAAATCAAGTTGTCATTTGATCTGTTGGTTGTTATTTTGTTATCACTTACAGTGACCGAATCAAGCACAATGTTTCCAGTTCCGTTTGGTGTGATTGTTATATCCGAGTTGGTACCAATTGATGTAATAGCCGAACTGTCAATTTTCAATTGATCAATTTCAATCGATCCTGTTCCGTTTGGCTGAATTTTTACGTCACCGTTTGTAAAAGGAGTAGTCAGTAATCCACCTAGTCCTGCTTCAGCAACACTGGTATAGAGTTCTGTGAAATTTAAGTTACATTTGTTGAATGCGCCTCGTACGGAATCTCCCGTTGCTGAATTTCCTGCTGTTCCTAAATTTATCGTTAATCTGGCCATATTAAAATCGTTAGTATTTATTAAATATTAATGTGCTTTTATGTTCTTAGAAAAACTCAAAACAATCCGTTTGTATGAGAGACAGAGTAAACTGGGCCAATATCACACCTTCAAAAGGAAGAATACCATATACGTTTTCAAATGTGATCATTGTGGTACTATATTCCTTCGGCCTAGGTCAAAAGTAGATCCACAGAGAGCAACCAATGAATACAAGCACGTATGTTCATATTGTGATTCAAAAAAATTTGCTCAATTGGTTGGTGTAAAGATGAGGAAAATCTACAAAATGGATGCCAGTTCTACCAAGTCTATATAATCCATTTGATATCGGTTTTTTGTCCGTCAACTAATCTTTTTAGATCGGCATAACTTCCGGCCCTTATGTTTCCTCCAGCATACGTGAAGTAAGGTCTCAAAAATGGATTAAGATGTATGTTTTCTACCCTATTAAAAAAATAAAAATTTGTGCTTTTGAACTTGCGACATATCTGCGTCAGTTGAAAAAGCCATTCGTATTTAAGATAGGCTTTCATGCTGAGCCTGGATGGATAATTCCTTGTGTTTTTGTAAATGTTGTTCTGTATCCTACTTTGTTCGCCATCCTTCGATTCCCACTGTCTAGCCCCTAGGATATCAAACCCCAATATGGCAATCTCGCTCGCACCCGATTCAGCGGCCAACAGCACTGCCGAACACCCTGAACCTCTTGCCTGTGAAAGATCTCTGCTGGACCATTTGCCTTTTTTTATGTCACCTCCGGCCCACATCCTGTACAGTTTAAGTCCATCGGGTATGTCGTTGTTTTCCTGTTCTGCCAAAAGGTAATCCCATTTGCTTATGTTTTCTATTCCAAAAATTTCCGCATTGAATTCTATTGATTGTTTTGCTTCCGCTAGTTCTTCATACATCTCAGGATTGACTGCTATTATTTTGTCACACAGGTCTGGGTGATCTCTATAAATGGCGTTGCATCCATAGATAGTTCCTTTGCCTTTGAGTGTGTCTATTGGGTAAATTTTTCTTGACTCTCCGTTGCCTATAACGAATGCGGTATCCATTATACCCCGAATGATTCTCCGCAACCGCAACCAGATGTGGCATTTGGATTTATAATTTCGAATTGTGATCCAAATGTCTCTTCTATCCAGTCTATTTTTGTGCCTGCCACATACAGCATAGAAGTTTCATCGACAACAAATCGACCTTTACCCCAATCTTCAAGTATGTCATCTTTGCCCACATTTTCCTTCTTGTCCACGAAACCCCATTCGTATTTGAATCCAGCACAACCGCCACCCAACACAGTTAGGCTGACAGCATATTTGTCTGTGTTCTTGGCAAGAAGTTTTTCCATTTGTGCCTTTGCGGCATCTGTGATATCAAACCATTTCATACTAATAATTATCTTTTAAACAAACGAATATTTTTTATCTGAAAAATGTCTAGCATTCTCAAACCAAAATCTAAAAGCCTCTTTTTTATTTTGGAAACTCATGATTGCCTCCTGTTCCTCGTAGTTGTGTAGGAACTCGCTGTAGTCCTCTTTTTGTTCAAATGTCCATCCCCATTTTTGTTGGCAGTTTTTTTGACACCACTCAATACATTCGCCATCAACACCGTAGTCGCCTAGGCGAATTTTATATCTAAAAGATTTATTATATCCACAGTCTGCGGGCATCTTAGTCATAATGATATTGTAACAGATTTATTCAGAAAGAACAATGACTCCACAGGCCAATCTATCACCTGCGTTACCAGTTTTTAATGATTCAGCATCACCACCTGAGCCTAGGTCGTCTTTGTTAGAATGGACAACTATAGATCTACCAACAATGGATCTTTCTCCCAATAGATCCACTCTCTTGGCAACAATCTTGCCTTTGGCTATTCCGTTTTCATCCGCTGTGATGTTCCCTAGATCCCCAACGTGTCCTTTTTCTAGATCTCCGTGATCAACGTCGTCTGGATTGTAATGTCCTCCTGCCGATTCACAACCTTTGCTTAGGTCACCAAATTCATGTATGTGGAAACCGTGTTCTCCCGGTTGCAGTCCTAAAATATTGTACATCATCAATGTGGGTGTGCCTGACTTCTGCATCATAACCACACTGCCTTTTACTTTTTCGCTGTGTGTGAGTTGGCAGACTGCTCTTGCTTCTGATTCGTTTTCGTTTATTCTATTGATAGATTCGCATTGGCACGCAGTCGCTTTGGTTCTTGGACAACGATCAAATTCTTTGAACTTCATTTTGGGTATTTAGCCACTGTTGATGAAGTTGTTCTGCGGCCATGTTTTTGCCTTTTGCTTCTGACTGTATGTCAAAATGTTCGGCAAAACTCAATGCCCATTCGTTTGTCTTATGATTAGGGAACAGATCTGAATGTGCTCTCAGTTTCTGTTTCTTTGCTCCACGAGCCAGTAAATCTTTCATGTCGTGCATTTGGTTGTGCATCTCTTCCGGCTTGAGTCCTGCCATCGCCAATGCTTCATCTCGGAAATATGAATAGTGCATAGTGGGTCTAACACCACGCCAACTGTCTATGACCCTCTTCACTCTGTCGTCGTCGGCCTGTATGTATTCTTCTGCTCTTATCAAATGATGGTGTATGTCCATTACCAACGCCACGTGTTTTTCAAGTTCGAGACTTGCGTCGAGACCCCAACTCATTTCGTCGTTCTCTATCGTGATCAGATTCCTTGCCTCTGTTGACAGTCTGGGCAGTATGTCTATGATTCCTTGTGGACCTCTCCTGCCGGAGATGTGTACGTTTATCTTGCAACCATCCTGGAATGATCGACCAAAACCCATCCATCTTGCCATGTCAACGTGATATTCAAATTCCAATATGCTTCTCTCACGTATGTCTTCGGATTCCGATGACAGCACACAAAATTGTCCTGGATGGAAACTGACTTTGACGTCGTGTTTCCTAGATGCTTCTCCAACCGGAGCAAATATCTTGGCAAGGTGATCCTGTATGTGTCGCTGTTGCCACCAATCTATCCAGTTCTTCTCTGTGTAACCCTGGAGCATCTCAGATCCAAGTCTGACCATCCTGCGTTCTGGTGGCAGTGTGGCCACCCTTTCTATCATTCTAACAGCGGCCGCGGCATTGTGATTCATTATGTCCCACTGTCGCTGTTCGGCATCTTCTGGGTGTTCCCTCAACCAACGCATCGTGGTTGACCTGCCATTGAGATCCCTGTCCTTGGCGTTCACCTTCATTCCACCAAATTCGGACTTGTCGTTGAGCCATTTACAACAGAAACCTATACGCATAATATAAAGTGTAACAGATTATTTCCAATTGTCAATCACGAATTCATCGCCACAATTAAACGGTTTTGGTTCACCATGGAACACCGCTACCTTGTTGTCTTCGGTAATAGTAGGCGGATGTTGGAAAACGTGTTTGGCACCATGTCTGACCTTGGTATCTTTCCTGCCCATCATTTCCCATTTATATGATCTTATCCAGTCGTCGGGCCAATGATTGATATCATCTTTTGCTCTCTTGGTGATAAAATCTTGGTCTCCATGGTTGGACTGAAGAATCGATGTTGTATTTTGTTGGAAATCATTCCATAGATAATCCAATTTTCCTTTTTCCCATCTCATAACAGACGAATTCGATAGGCTCCAATCTTTCACTCTGCAACGATTGAAATCACGTATAATTTGGAATGTGCCCGGTTTGTGTTCAAACAAACAATCAATGTTTCTAAACACAATGACATCTAGATCAAAAAAGAGTATTGTGCCTTTTACAGGAATTTCCGGATGGAACATATATAATTTTGACCACCAGGTCTTTATGCCTGGTAGATTTGGTAGATTGATCACGTTGATGCCGGGATCTAATTCGTGAGGACTTTCAGTTATGCAATGAAATTGGTGTGGTAAAGTGAGATTACGTCTGCACATATTGTATAAAACATTGACATACTTACTCACATACTTGTTGCCCCATTTTACACAAAAAATATGCCTATCCATTTTTACTGCTCCAATCGTAACCCGGTTTAAGAAATTGTTTTTGAATAGTTATCCAATTTTTGTCTCCCAAGCGATAATCAAAATGACTGGAAAGTCCGTTTTTGATCTTTATTGATTTGATATTGAGATTATTTCCTAGTGTTTTCAAGACGTCTTGGAATCTATCCGACCCAAAACTTTTGTCAAGATCCACTTGACCCAGTTTTATATAACCCAAAGCAAGTTTTGGATCTTCCCAATCAAAATTATTTAAGGACAGCCATTCTCTAAAATTATCCATTTCTTTTTTCTTGAATGCGTTGCTTTCGTTGATGGTGTTGCCCCATTCCACATCAAACTCGCCGGAGAAGTATTTCTGATGGTTGATTGCAGAGCAGGTGGCATCGTCAAGTTTCTTTCCATCCTCGTCTCTAAAAACTTCAAAAAGTGTTTTGCCCACCTGGCTCCAGTGTAGGTAAACACCTCCAAATTCTCTGTCGTACCTGTTTTTCTTGAACAGTTCAAAATCCTCGTCTGCGAGTTCTTTTCTTGGAGCGTTCAAAAATGTAGTGATCTGAGAAGGTCTTATCCAATCTG